CAAGCATCAAAGCGGTATCAAGATCGCGTTAAGGATTATGTTGTAAGTCGTAAACATGCCGGATCCGCAAAGGTTACAAGAGCGGTGATTGATTGGGCCTCTTTGCTTTCAATGGCTGATGAAATGCGCATATTGCAAAAGCAATTAGGCCGTCAATGGTTGAGCGTGTGGAGTTTGAGCGGTAATGATGCGCTTGATGATGTCTTTGCACGGGCGGGCAAAACAAAGCCCCTTGATCTGATCTTTGGAAGCCGTGAGGCCGCAGTAAATGCCAATGATCTTGCATCAATGCAAATAACTCAAGCCACAGCAAACAAGATCAAGCGTATTGTTGAGGTTGGATTACTGAATGGTGATTCAGTTGATGAAATGTCAAGTGAGTTAGAGCGTAATACTATATTTTCAGCAAAGCGCGCACGCATCATTGCCCGCACAGAATCAACAAAGGCCGTGAACATGGCAACGGATCAAGCATACAGCACAGCCGCAAACAACGGGATCAACATCCGCAAAGAGTGGTTATCATCGCGTGATGATAAGGTGCGTGATACACATCTTGAGCTTGATGGTCAGATCGTCGATGTAAATAATAAGTTTGTTGTACCGTCGACGGGTGACAGCACAGAAAGCCCCGCAGCATTTGGGATCGCAAGCGAAGATATAAATTGCCGGTGTACATTGATCCCCGTGATTGAGGAATGAAATGCTTATTTATGGTATGCCGCCTGAGTTTTTTATTGTTGGGCTTTTGAGCATTATTTTGATAATTGAGTTTTTAATTTGGTCTTATGATGATTGGAGGAAATAGATCCATGCTTGAGTTAGTGATTGCGGGCGTTGTGGGACTCGTGTTAGGCGTTGGCGGTGTCGTTGTGGTTCAGAACACCACAAAGCAAAATGAGCCTGTTGTTGTGGCCGTTGGTGGCGATCAAGTTGCTAAGGGACAAACCGAAGTACAAAAGCAATTGACTAAGCTTGATCTTGTCAAAGATATATGCGCGCCTGATTTCATTGTGACACAAGCTCAAGGCGATCTTTTGTGCCGTGAAATGTTTTGTAGGATGCAACAAAGGGGCATCGATGCGCAGACATCACAAAGTGATTGCAACGAGATAGCCAACATCAGCAACACGAAAAGCATACAGGCCGCATGTGATGGGCTTGATGGTGATACGCTCGAAAAGTGTACAGATTTGTTTTTCAAGCGCAAATAAAAAGGCCGCATTTTGCGGCCTGTGTATCGTGGTTTGTTGTAACTATGCAATCTTTCTGTTGTAGTATGATGTCATGATTTCATCAAGTTTGGCACGCTCTTTATCGGTAAGTACTACACCACAAACAGCATCTTGCAAGAATACACATGAATCAACAAACTTTATGAATCCTTTAAGCGTTGTAAAGTCGTTTTGTGTTACATCTGCGTTTTTGTATTGACGAATTGTGTAGTTTGCGATTTTTTTGATTGTTTTCATTTTGTTTGTCCTTTGTTGTTGGGTTCCCTTATATATTAGCCAATATAGTATATTGGTGCAAGTATTATTTTTAATCTTTTTTCAGAAATAAAAAAAACCGCCCCGTAAGAGGCGGCCAAAACAACATAGATTCGT